GGTGTAGCCGTTCGCTCGCCTTGCGGTATTACTCGGTACAGGCCAGTTGGCATAGGCTTTCGATATTGGGACATTCAGATAACTGGTAATGTCTTCCTCCAGCTCTTTGGCTTTCTTGCTTCCTCTTACCATTTCAGTAGGTTTAAGAAACAATGTTTTCATACCGTAGGTGGTAATGAAATCGGTGACTTGGCGTATTTGTGGTTGCACTTGGCTCAATTCTGAAATGACCTTGTTCAGCCCATACACCGTTACGTTTTTATTGGTTGAGTAAGCACTAGGTACCACGCGTTCAGGAAGACGCTCTTTTAATGGCGGCTTTGAAAGTTGCTGCTGGCGCAATACATCGGCTTGCGATTTTGAGCCAGGCGAATAATCAAAGCCAGGATCAATTCCTACAGGCACGTAATGCACTTCACCTGTTTTCTTATCCACCCATTCACGCGTCTCGATAGTAGGCTCTTTGCTTAGTTTACGACCTTTGCGCTGAATACTGCGCTCTGTCTCACCAAATACCTTGCACTTACATCCCCATCCATTTTGTGGGAACCACGTAAGCCAGAAGGGCGACTCTTTAGGTAAAATGGTACCGTCTTTATCTTGGTGGTGTGGGCGAGGGTAGCGACTGTCACCGTGGGCATAGCGCCAAAGAGGAAAGTTTTGTAATTGCTGATAACGCCCCGCGTTATAGGCTTGGCGCATGTTCGTGTCATATATGATGTTTGCTCGCCATGCAGCACTGCCTGTATGGTCCCATCCGTGTTTTTTAACCAAGTGTTTAAACTCTCTTTGAAACCAGCTTAAACTTTTCCCCTCGGCTATTGCACTGTCTACCATCTGGCGAATGTCGGCTAATAATTCAGTTTTTGTTGCCCCCGCTACCATAAAAGCGCTGTTGTGCTGCTCGCGCCAAACATCAGCCCAACGTTCGCTGGGTATATCTACTTTGTTTCTAAAGTGCGTGATGGCTTCAGAAAACTTCTGAGGGCCGTATTGAGCAGGCATTATTCATTACCCTTTCGTCTCGGTACCCATATTTTGAAAAGGCCACAGTCAGGACATTTAGTTGGATTATGGGTTCTACTCATCTTTCTAGCCCAGCTGTGCCAGTGTATGTAACCAGTAGGGCACGGTGTGTGATGTCTACAAGCCACCAACCCTTATCTCCCTTCATTTACGTCAAAACGACCACTTAACTCGGCAGCAGTGAACGCTTGGCCCAATAGTAGTTGAAAATCTTCAATGGGCAGTTGGTCCTCCAATTCCAGCAACTGCTCTAATAACGCCTCCAGTGAATCTGCATTAGCCACTAGCGACTCAATAGGCTGCATTAGCTTACTGAATGGCTCGCCAGCTTGCTCTACGAGACGCTTGGTCAGTACATCAGCCCCGTCGTCTTTCGGCTGCTGGGCTTTAAGTGCGGCAAGTGCTAAGCGCAATGCAGCAGTTTGAGGTTTTGATTTTGGGCCGTCTTTATCCGTGTCTTTTTCCTCTGGCTCTTTAACAGCAGGAGTTGTGGAAGCGCGAGCTAAGATAGCCTCTTCGCCCTCTGGCTCGGGAATGCGAAGCTTGTCTTGCGCCCAGCTGGCCGGAATGCGAAAACCAATGTCGACAAGCTTAGGTAGGCTTTCTGCGTAGTGTTTAAGATCCTCTGGCTCTTGTGTGTCAAAAATAATCCGGGGTTTACGTCTTGGGTCGCCGTTATAACTGGCGCTATTAAGTGCGTGCATGGGTAAAACAAGATCACGGTTGAGCGTATTAGCTATCTGACGCAAATCATGGTCGCGAATATCTTGCCTAACTTCATTGTGCACGTTGCCCAGTGCCTGGCTACCGGTGCTGTCTACCTGGCTGGTTAGCGTTTGTCCCAGGATGACCTTAGACTGTATACGCTCGCACCAACTCATCATGGTCATAAATGGGTCGCTACCACCGCCTTTGGCGGCTTCATGAAATTCAATTTCCATTCCCTTGGGAATAATACCGCCTGCGTTATGACCTATACCGAGTACTGCTTGAAGTAAACGGCTTTTTTCAATATCAGTCGCACCACTTGGATATTTGCCCAACTTGATGGGAATACCGTAGATTTCCAAGAATTCGGCTAAGTCGCGAACCGAATAATTCTTAAATATGAATGGCCACGCCAACTGACGAATAAGGCCAATGCGCGCGGCATAACCACTTTTGGCGGGGTGACGGTGTTGCAGCCAGTTTAGAGGGCGTAACTTCTCGCCTTTACCGCTCTGGTCACGCAATGCAATGCAGTCTTGATCGTCGTGGTGTAATTGGAACCAGGTGGCGGGGCGGTGCACAAAGGCTTCTGGAATACGAAAGTTGTTGTAGAAACCCCATTCAAACTCAATGTTTGAAAAGCCTTTTAAAATACCGTCGCCCATACCAAATATAATATTGTGCCAATCTTCAACATCTTTCAGCATTTGCTCAATGTTGGCTGCATCCTTTTGTTCCTGAGCTGTCGCATTCACTGGTGGCTCAATTTGCCAATCAATATCGGTCAGCGCCATTTTGCGCTTGAATATCTCAGCTTGAATGTGACCGTCTTTCTCTTCAATGTCTTCAGCAAGATAGCACTGTTCTAAAAGGCTACCTTGTTCAGCATTTTTAAGAATGACTGCTAACGTGGCAGGCGTTAGCCCAGAACTAGGATGTTCAGCAAACTCGCGGCGCATTTGCGCCACGCGTGCTGAATTGTCGGTTTGTTTGGTTTTAAGGCCGCGCTCGCGAACGCGAAAGCGTATACCGTTTTGCTCGTAGGTTTCCATTAGTAACACCCACTTTGTTGGATTGAGTAGTTGTCGTCATTGTTGCGGTTGTCGCGCCTTTCAGCTTTAGAGGGCAGGCTCATATAGTCTATTTCACCGCCTTCCATTTTACTGGCCGCAACCATCATGCAGCAGGCAATAGCACCGTCGCCATGTCGCTGTTTTTTACTGTCGGTTTTCGCATCGGGTATGCGAGGCACACCCCGGTTATTAATTTGTATAGAGCGCAAGTCATCCATGATGTCAGCGTCACCCGGTAGGGTGATGGTGAAGTCCTCAAAATGGGCCTTCATGGGCGGCATGCTCTCTCGATACCAGTTCTCGGTAATTTTGACTGACTCAATAAGCCCCGCGCCATAATGGTCAACTGCTTGCTCTGCCAAGTATTCACCGTTACCTGTAGCGTCTAATTGCGCGCCAATGAAGCGCGGTAGCCTGTCGATGATGAAAAAAAGAATTTGTTCTTGTTGCTTGTAGGGAATGTTTTTAAGCTCCACCACAAGCGGTACACGAAGGCTTAAGTCTTGCTGTATTGCACCAACCCATAAACACGTTAAGTCGCCAGAACGTGCAAAGTCCTCCCCTAAGCAGTGGCGCTGCTCTGGGTTTAACTTCTCTAGCTGTGGCAGCAATACCTCTTTGCACCAGTCTTTAATATCAGCAGCGCGCAAGTCGGGCCGCATCTGGTTCCACTCAGCGCTTTGTGCATAGTGGATAACGGTGGGCTGGCCACTTTCGTCGGGTTGCACCATAGCCTTATCGATAAGGGCACGGCTGATGTAAGCGCCACCGCCCGATTTAGGCACACAGAAATACTCTTCCAGTGCATCCTCTTGGCTGGCGGTATCGTTAAGTAAATCGTCCTTCCACTTTTGTTCGGCCTCTTGGCTCCAGTCGTTCCCTTTAACCTGGCATATGCGCTGGTACAAGCCTTCATTGCATGCGTCATCTAGCGTAATTCGATGAATGCTGTAACGCTTTTTGCCTGCTCGGCTATCTTGTATTAGCTGGTTAAAAAGGTTCTCAGCGCCGTTGTGAGTACTGATAAGGCGCACCTTTGCGCCCCACATGGTAAGCGCAAGTGCAGCCTTGAGTACTTCCGCTAATTGGTCGTGGAAGGCGGCTTCATCAATGGTGACGTTACCCTGCATACCGCGCAGGTTAGACGGCTTCGAGCTCAACGCCTGAATTTTAAAGCCACTGGCAAAATGAATAACGAAGGTAAGGATCTCTTTACCTTCCTGCCCGTCATCAATGAACAGCTCTTCTTCTATGTCACTGGCTGCTTTATCAAAGGCCTTTGCCCACATGGCAGCGGCATCAATGAACTCGCGGGCCATTTCCTTATTTGAACCAACATAGAAGTGATTGGTACCGTGTGCGCTTTTGGTTCTACTGGCGGTAAGCACAGCGTCTGACGCTTCGGCCCATGTGATACCCGTTCGACGCGACTTTTCTGCAATCTTCAGCGGTGATTCATCGGCTACCCAGCGCTTCTGGTACCCAAGTAAAAGTTCGTTTTCGTCAAAGGGAATGAAAGTAGGGAGGCCGAACCGTGTTTCAAGCCTATCGCATTGCTCAATGGCTTTTTGATATTGCGTTTTACTGGGCCTAATTTCCTTAGGCGTAGGGGATGGCTGTGGTGGCAGCTTCATTAGGCAATCCCCAAAATCTCACGCTTAATTTGCGCAGCACCGTCTGCGGTCAATCCCGCAGCTTTGGCTACCTCTGCGGCACGTTCTGCGGCTTCTTCCGCCATGGCCTTGCGGATTTCTTTTTCACGTTTGGTACTTTCAGTCGCGGCTTTCTCAAGCTTTTCTACTCCAACGGCAAGTTCTTTAATGAATTTTGGGGGAACCGCTTCACCAGATTCAGACAGTTTTAACACCTGGTCAAACGCCAGGGTGCGAACCATTTCAATGAGAACTTTCGATACTTCGCCCGTTGGCTTCCCGCCCAGCTGGTCAATCCATTGCTTAGACACTTCACGGGCTTCTTGAATGCGACTACCCACCGTGGCCATTCGCGTGGCGTATCGGTTTAACCCACTGCGTGAGAGCTGCTCATCGTCGGGCAGGCCCGCATCACGAATAAGCCCGTTTACCCGCTCGAGTACTTCGGTTTGCGTAACTGATTTATCACGCAATAGCTCAATCAGTTCCGATTTAATCTCGTCGGGCAGCTGATCTATTTTACTGGGCTTGCCTCGGGTGCGTTTATCACTCATGCGTTCTCATCACCCTTATGCTCTTGAAACTCCTTAAGCACCTGTTTGCGGATGCGTGGCACAGCTTTGTGGAATTCATCTAACAGCCTGAAACCCTCTGGAAACTCCTTACGCATAAACTCATAATATGATTTAGCGTGCTCAGGATATTGCTTTGCAATAACATCTTTGCCAATTTCTGAAACGATGAATGCATGAACAAAACGAGAAATCATGTCTTTTTCTGCTTTCGTCGCTATCTTGCGTTTAGCCATTGTTGATTTCCTTTGCTCTTAGATAAGAAGTAAAACAAGCACTGAAGATATCGCGCATAAATACACACCTATAACAACCCCGTGAGCAAATCCCCACTGGTATTGCGCGGGTTGACGCCAGATTTTTATTTTAAATTTCATCAGCGTTGCTACCTCGGCCCTGGGCGTTTAACACCTGGTGTGGTTGCAAGTCCTCGTTCAACGTCTAGACCGCGCTGTGTAATGCGGGCTATGGTGTAACTTTCATGATGGTCCAAAGTGACTAAGCCTTGCTCTTTCAGCCAGTGCAGCTGAGTACTTAGCTTGTCGATAGTCATTGTGTTGCCGTATTGCGCACAGATGCTTTGAATAATGCTATTGTTCGCAGCGTAGTCATCCATTGCAGCAAGGCAGTGCAAAATACTTAGTCGCTCGTGTTCGTTTAAAATCATAGCAATGGCCATTAGTTTTTATCTCCGCGCAACTCGTTTTCAAAAAGTATATTTACGTTGTTTAACACCTGTTTAAACAACGGTTCCATGCCCTCTAATCGGCCATTCAATCGCGCTATTTCCTCTCGTAGCGCAGCACTCTCACGGGCACTTGGTAAGTGTTTTACATGCCCATCTATTTCGTGAACTAAATCGCGAAGCTGGTAATGTTCAACTTGATGACTTTTGAACTTAAGTTCATTTTCTTTAAATCGCGCTTCTTGCTTAGATACGTGATCCTCAAATTCTTTTTTCGTAGCGAAGTATTTGCTAAGCCAGTACAAGCCAGCCATCAACAATATTGACGCAAATAAGGCATATATCTTCCAGTTGCTGTTGAGGTGGCTAAATACATGTTCCATTGCTATCGATTCCCTTTTTCATCGTCTTGCTGACAATCGGCGCAGTGCTGTGCATTAGCAATAATTCTTCGGCGAAGAGTGATGTCTGTCTCGCATCGAACACACAAGGGCACGCCTTCAGCGTTCGTTTTGATTGGGGGGGCAGGGGGCAAATCACTGAATTTCAACCGTCTAGCCATTTGCTTGTAGGGTGCACTAGCTTTGTCAGCTAAATCGGCTATGTCCATCAGCTTGCCCCCTGTTTGCTGAACTTATCCCATGTTCTAAAGCCAAACCATGCCAACACGGGCGAGGCGATAAGTAGTGCTATCTCCCAGTTGGCACCCTCGCCATAATTGAAAGCATCAAGTAACTCCATTGCAAAAACATACGCAACAGTAAACCAGCTGTGTCTTGATGCTATTTCGGGGCGAAACGTTCTTATTTCTTTACCAGAACGCAGAGTTTCTTGTTGTTGCGTGTGCATGCCCAAATCGTGAGTGAGTCGCGCCTTCTCTCGCTCGGCTTCAATTTGCGCTAGTCCTAGCTCAATTTGACTGACGACTTCTGGTGGTAAAGTGTCTACGGTAGCTTTTACTTTCGCCAGGCTCCTAGGTGAAGTGTCGCCGTTAACCGTTTCCACAGCATTGGCAATGGTATGTGCAACTTTTTCAGTTACTCCACCTTTACGCTCACCAAAAAGACGAATAAGCGAAGGGCCATATTTTATAAGCGCTGAAATTCCCGCAGAAGCTAAGACAGACATTATTCTTTTACTCCAAGTTGTTGGCGTATTTGGGTGATGTGTTGTTCCGCATTCAATCGTTTGGGGGCTTCACCTTCGTTAAGGTAAGCTTCTAGTTCATGACGCGTCACACTGTTCCAGCCATGTCGCCAATACTGATGAGCAGTAGCGCGATAGCTGCTTTCAGGTAACAGCGTAAGGGTTCTCGAAACTCTCGCTTGTTTCTCGGCTTTGAAACGTGCACTACGTCCAGTGTTGAACCACTCTTGATTAAATTTGCTTACTGGCATGGCGGCACCCTTAGATCTTCGGGCGACAGGCAATATAGGTATTCATTGGCATTGTCTTGGTAATGCCTAACTGTCCCTTTTCCCGCCATTGAGTTGTAGAACTGTTTCCAGTACTCAGCACGGCCTCGCAGCGTTGCGGGGATTAGCTCTGGCCGTAAACGGTAATGCAAGCGACAGAATATGAAACTAAGAAGCGGATCGTTAGCCAAATCGGTATGCACTAGTTTTCGAATGTCGTAGCCAAATTCCATATGAATTGTCTTAACTAATCGCATAGGTGTGCGGTTGACAATGTCTTGAAATCCTATCAAATCATGCTGATTAAGCCCCATACCTGCACCGCCTGGCGTAGGGTCTTTATAAAGGCCCAGGCATGTTTCAGCCGCTGACGTTTCAAGCAGTAAATTTGTGGCGTAGCCATTCGAGCCATGGCCTAACACATCACAAACTTGACCTGCTAAAACAAGAGCTTGAACTTTCGACTTTAAGCCGTAATGGAAAGTGGGATTTTCTTGGTTCATGCCGCCATCGTAGCGATGACGGTGTGAAAGGTGGGATTAGTCTGGGTTTGGGTTAATTGCTTACTTCGGCAAGAAAACGTTTAAGTGCATGGTATGACTTGCTATCTGTTTTCCCATCTATGATGGCATCCTCTATGGTGCCATTGGGTGTCTCTACACGCATCCAAACTTTCTTGGCGTCTTCAATTTTCTCAAGGGTGTCTATACTTACCGAAAACGCTTTCGAACTGTTCTGCGTATAGCCATCTAGTTCGTAGCTTGAAACGAGTTGGCTTTCTTTAAGGATTATGATGTTGCCGTCAATGTTTAGTTGTGCTCCGAATATTGGCGAAAGATTGTTGAACACCTGAACGATCATAAAGGCTTCGTTTGGATATTTACTGTTCCACTGAAGGCCAAAGCCAGTGCAAGTCATGTAGTTGCAAGCGTTACCATGAGGCGCAATATTAACGACTTTTGAGTTATCGAAACCCGAATGACTTACTTTTGGTGCAAGCCCAGAAGTATTTGAACAAGCGCAGATGGCTAGCGCTGTAATAAACGTTGTAACTCTAAACATGTTAAGTTCCTTTTTAAGGCCAATAGAATGTATCGCATCTAGAAATGAGTCAAATTTAAACACTATATTAAATTAAAAGCCCTCCCTTGCTGGGAAGACGTTTACCGTTTTATTGTTTCTAGCAGCTTCCCTTGCTGCGACTGAAGGTAGTCTAGTAAAACAGCGAGTTTGCGTGTTGAATATAGTCCCTCAGAGGCAGCACCTAATAATTCGGCCAACGCCTCCTGGCATGTTGTTAACGTATCAAGTTCCTCTAGAAAATCAGAATAGTCCATTTTTCATTACTCCTTGCAAAAATAAGCATGAGAGATACCAATAATTTCGTACTCCCAAAGGATTCTGTTAAGTTAAGCCCTTCATTTGCGGGCTGTTTTATAATCCTTTTTGAATCCCGATACCGCCATTACATTTGATTTATTCGAGCTTAGGTTTCGATGGTGTACTTAATGAACTGCTGAAGGTCTACAACCTCTACAACTGCAACAATTGGTAAAAGATACGAGTGTGGCGTTTTGTACTTTGCCAATAAATACCGTCGTACTTTTCTAGTCGGGCGCGTGCAGTTTTATCGTCTTTGGCGTACCCGGCTGCATTAAGTAGATCGCCTTTTCCAACTTGCTTTTCTCTTACTAGAACGTGTTTTATTTGATTTACAAACTCCAAGTCTTGCTCAGAGGCTTGGGCTTCAATCAAGTCGACTTCTTCAAGGCGCAGTGTGTTAGGGTCGATGTCAAAAGCTTTGTCAATAATGGCCGCCCGCTCTTTTTTTACGCTAAGGATCACTCCCACCCCTTCAGAGAGTTCTCGCTTCTTTAATTGATACATGTTGTCCAGGCTGTTTCTAATTGCATTACTGCCTTGGTAATTGCGACCATCTTTATTGCTGTGCCCGAGTATAAGAATAGTGCCGCCCGCTTCTCGAATGTCTTTTAGTAGGTTCATGACCATAGCGATTTTTGCTTCATTGTTAACATCAGCAAAATCGCGAAGGCTATCTACAATAAAAATCATGTTCTCAAATTGGTTGGCGGTTGCGTTTTCGGCTAACGTTCTTAACAAGTCAAATGGGGGAAGGGGACTTTTACTGCGTTGCACATAGTGTAAATTTGAATACGGTGCTATGAGCAATTCATGAACTTTACGCTCTTTCAAGACGCTTAATGGGTTGTCAAAGTCCAAGTAGAACACTTGTTTCATTCTAGGCGCGCAATACTTCGCAAGTGCAAGCGCTAACCAGCTTTTGCCGTTCCCACCATCGGCATACACCATGGTCATCATGCGCTTAGTGATGAAACCTTCAATAACGAAGTCTATTTTTTGATTGAAGTCAGCTTCGCACAGACTAGCTTGTGTGAGTATTTGGAGCATTTATTGAGGTTCCTTAATTTAAAGTTCTTCTAGCGCTTGGTATTTGATGGTGTGATACACTCCGCCAAAATGCTCTATATCTTCATCAGTAAAGCCAGCAGCAATTAGATGGTCTTTGGTTAAGCTTTCAAACAATTTGAACAATAGCTTTGAACCCCGTTTCGATAGCTCAATACAGCCAAAAAGCTCGTCCATGGGAATATCTTTTGATTCAGTTTGTTTTTCTGACATTGATTTTTCTCCTGATAGTTTGTTGATTCCACCGTAAAGCAGTTTGTTTAACAGAGGTGTTACCCTTAAGCCTTCTTCTTGAATTCGTCGAACCGTTTCTTTTACGACATTTTCGGGAAGGCCCGATTTAACAGCTAGCACGTAATTACGCTCTACAGCTCTGCCATCCAAGATGATGTTGAGCTGTGTTTGTGTGACGGTGTGGCCGAGAATATTGAGGCTCATTAGTCGTGTCCTAAATCAGCTGCGGTTGGATTTTGTTGCGATATTCTTCGCGTTTTGTGCGCAGAATTTCGTAAACACGAATTTGATTGAGTTCAGGGCAGTATTCTTTTCGAATCTTCTCTGCTGGCCAGTTGTGGTTGTGCCACAAACGAAACATATGGATGTCTCGTAGTTCTTGCTGAAGGCGCTCGCCTCGCGGTAAGTATCTGCATTCACCGCCCTGGTAATGGGCTATTTCTGCGATAAGTTGGCAGCTAAGCTTGTACGCTTTCTCACCTTCAATGTTTGCCTTTTTAAGACGTCGCTCACAGATTAGAACCAGTGCCCACAAATGCTCTTTGTATCTGGCCATTGCTAACGCTTTATCGTCTGCTAACTCGGGCAAGTGCTCTAATAGCAAGTCGAAGTCATCGTCAAAGTCAAACTGGTTCTGATTACTCACTGCGTTAACTCCTCATACGCACTTTTCACGTAGTCGTAAGGCGCTTTTTCAGTACTCCAAGCAGTTCGGTGGCCTTTTAATTCAGTTAGTCCATTAGCTATGAGTTTTTTTGCCATTTCGCGGCGGTGCCAATTTTTTAGTGATTCCAACACGCGCTCTAACTTCGCTTCTTTTAGCCAACCTACGTGTGATGTATTTGCAATGCGAAACGTATAGTTATCTAGCGCACTTTCAGAACCATCGCGCACAAAACCTTGTTTAAACATGGTTATCCAAATAGCGCGTATCTTATCTATTTCTGTTCCCTTCGATTTTGGCGATAGCCTGCGGCTAGACACGTTCCTCACCTTGAAACCCTTTGATTTCATTTCTTCCATAACCAGTTCTAGGTGCCTAACATTCATTCCAGAGCATGAGTTTTTTCCTGTCACGCGCACAAGGAGAGAGCGGTAACTTTCTTCGTCCATGCTGAGCTGTGCCTTGGCTACATGAATTTTGGTTATCAACCTGCGCTTTTCTGACATTTACACATCCTCGTCAACATGCGTTTCAATTGCGCTGTCACATGCGCCTTGAAATAGGGCTTGGGCAAACATCAAAATTGCTATAGCTAGAAAGGCAAGACCCTTCCAGATGTTTCCGAAGTAAATGCAATATGCAGAAGCGTATAGGCACAGCATGAGTAGACAGAGTCGCAACATGGTTTTCTCCTTTTCCCTAATCAAAACCCTGATTGAGTTCAAGGCTTTGGTTAAGGGCCCCAAAGGGCCGTGATTTATTCGGCTGGCATTATCTCCAGCCATTTTTCATTGTTACTTTCATCGTGATACACATTCATCACGTACATCTCTTCGAGACCGTCAACATCTGACGGCAGCTGCGCTACCGCTTCAGCCAAATCGCGCTTACAACCTATGTGAGTTTTACTAAGCAATTTTGGAGGGGTGTTCATTTTCTAGCTCCTGTGGTGGTAAAGTGGTGATATCAGCAATATCAAGTGCGAGTTGTCGGTATGTGCCATTTTCTTCACGGTAATAAATGCGAAAATATTCAGCGCTACTATCGACTTCAATGGCATCAGCTAATGCTTGCATAGCCAATTGCCATTGCTCGTCCTGAATGTTGTGTTGACGAAGACTAAGCACTTTCGCTGCGCTGAAGCGTCCCTTTTTGTCAGTTTTAAATGCGCCTTGCACAATGGCTTGTAGATTTTTATTGCTGCCTTTGGACCAGCGTTTAATACATTCATCAATCATTGCTTTAGCAGCCACAAGATTTTCGTTGAAGCACAATCTGTCTTGACGGCTTCGTTCTATTTTTATTTTGCGATCAAAGCTGTAAAGCGTGACATTGCCCTTGGTGCCTCCTAACCGTTTGTCATATGTTTTCATCGCGTGACTGACAAATTCCGCCACGTCCTTTTTTAGCCTTTGAGTAAACGATTGCAGTTCCTCGTGAACTAAAATGGCATTAGAAAACAGTTTTCGAGTTAGCAAATCCCTCTCAATTTCAATCGGTTTAACTCGGTCTTTGCGACGAAGATTACCGTCACCATCCTCGATAAATCCTGAAGGAGCTTCGGGTTTTGTAAGTCTGTAAAGCTTGTCTATATAAGTCATGTAGCTAGGTCCTCTATTGATCCTTGTTTAAATGCCACTGCACTGTGCAGCCATATAATCTGGTTGCCATCATGTGACAGCGACCTTTGTGCGTGCCTGTGATTGAAATTAATGTCCCTTTTACTCGTTTATCCCTTGGCGGCAGAATGTTAATTACCGTCGCAGTATCTTGGATAGACAGGCCGGTAATGGCACAGCCTTGTTTGACGAGGTGTGCCATCGCTAAGCTCGCCTTATCTACCCTTTGTTTAAAAGCAGAGTTGTATGCGTTCATTGCTTGCTCCTGTGTATGCAGTTTTGACACGCTCTAAAAAGCCTGACTCGCTGCGGATTACTTGCTGTAAACGGTTTTATCTGTTCGTTTAAACAGCGTTTAACCGCTATTGAACCAAGCACTGGACAGGTCACAGTTAAATTTGCGTACGCTGCCAGCACCTTTTTTTCAATATTGCTAATGCTTCCTGGGTACTTCTCGTTCAATACCTGTGAAAGCGTTGTCTTACTCATGCCGGTATCTAACTCAACCTGACGGCGGCCTAGTTCCTTGACCTTGTTAACTAACAATTCATACCAGTCCATGTTTCCTCACTTAGTTGCAGTATTTGCTGCTACTAGTTTCTTAAGGTTTTGGTCGTACAAACCTTCCTGGCGAGCAATAGGATACTTATGCCCAGTGTTACTCAGTAATCTATAGCGATTGTGCCAACCGCGGCGTTTTGCCATAGGCGCACGCTTGTTGAAAGTACTCAGCTTCACTACATACTGATAACGACACAGGTCAGTGAGGTAGCGCTCCACACTGCTTTTGCTGCATTCCGCTAAAGATACAATTTCAGGAATTGTAAACACCTCTAGATACCTCATTGCCTGCCAAATTTTTTGTCGCTTAGAACCTGGCTGAGGACTTGTTGGGTTCTTTCCTGGTAAATGTGGTTTTGCCCGAGCAACTTTGGCGTATACGACCGGGTTTGCTCTCCTATTAACCGTTGTTACTGCTCCAAGCTTTTTAAGGTGGTCTATTACCATTTGGGCTTGGTGCAAGGAGACGTCCATTTCCTTCGCCAGCTCAGTCGAATGAAAGTCTGGCTGTTCTT